AAGGCCCATATCAAACGTTACGATTTCATGCAGTACGTGCCATGTGCCATTAGGCATTTTCTGGGCAAAGGTAGCAGCCGGCGTCAATCCGAAGTCAAGACCAACGTGAACCATAACACCTGGCTCAGGCTCCAAATCAGCAGCCATAAGACCGTCGTCATATTCCGGCCAAACCGGGCGACCCTCCTGGACATATGTGAACTTGCCTTCGGCATAGCAACGTATCCAGTCAATAGCCTTGCCACCCAGTAACTGCTCATAATAGCCCTCCGGTAGGTTGTCCAAATTCTCAGCCTTTTCGTTGGTCTTCCACCAACGTGCAGCGCTGAACACATAACCTTGAGCCTCGGGCATATCCTCGGGTATCTTATCCGTAGGTACCTCCACCACGCCTCCGGGCTGCCTAAAAAATTCCCAACTAAATTTACCTCCGGGTTTTTCCTTCTCAGATAATCTATACCACCAGTGATCATCGTCCGGCGGGTTCGTATCCATGATAACGCCGCGCCAAGTAGGGCCGCCGTCAGACTGGACAGGATATCTTCCAACACGATGCGTCAGACCGTCAATAACCGCTTTCGGAAGCTCACGAGCCTCATTAACCCAGGCCCCCGATAATTCCAAACTGAGCAATTTCCTAATATCCTTAGGCTGGTCTAACGCTAGAAAAATCACCTCCATGTCAATGCCCGAGGCATTCGCTCGAGGCGGTAATTTTAAATGATGCGTTATAGGCGGGGACCAGTGCATGTTGCCCCAGACATTCTCCGGGAACAATTCTAGCCACGTCTTAATGGTCGTAGTCTTCAACATTGGATAGCTATTACGTACAACAGCAAAGCGCGAATATCGTATGCCATCTCGCGGGCTAGGCTTTTGCTGTACCGCCCTCTTGAATAACTCAGCACAACACGCATAACTCTTGCCGCTGCCAACTGGCCCCATGAGACCACGCACAAAACTATCGTCAGTCAGAAAATCCCAGACAGTCGGGCTCTTCTTGAAATTTAATTTTAGGGCAGGGATGTCAGTCGTTTCCATCAGGCCCAACCATCGTTACCTCTATCACGCTCGGCTTGTCTGATTCCGGTGCCCGGTCTAATAACCCCGCACTCTTAGCTAGCAGCTGCATGACCCGGACCTTGTCCACCATCTCAACCTCAACACCACTGCCCACAACCCGAATACGTTTTATGGCTGATAAAGCATGCTGCGGTATATCCTCAGGCTCCTTAATCGTAACGTTGCCCTCAGCGTCCCAGGTCATAACGTCCGTCACATTCGCGCTGCCGATACCTAGTAACTCTGCCGCAATTGCCTCGCGGTTTTCAAAGATGGTATCAGAACCTTTGAGGCGCCGGGATATCTCCCTGACGCCCCCAAGTCCTCCTACCTTTGGGACCTTTCTCGCCATTAAAACGGTATGCTATCCATTGGCGCCTTTTCATCCGTCTCTACTTTTAGCGACAAGTAAACACCCTTGTCGTTGGTCTTTTTCCAACCAGCAAGTTTATACTCGTTCCCACCCAAAGTTAGACGCCCCCAATAGTCTGGACGTTTCGGATTATCTCCCTTGTCATTCTGGAAAAGCACCGCCGTCATGTCGTTGTTGTATTCCATTTTAAAGCCTCCTGTTAAAATCAAAAAAAGTTTTGTGAGGTACCCACGCACCCACAGACGCCCCCGGGGGGCAAGGGGTCAGTCTTTTTTTTTGCCCCTCTGTACACATTCTAATCGAACGATTAGGTTTTGTAAATCTTAGAAATGCGCAGACCCTTTATCGTATCCGCAACCAATTCCTCAGCCGACATATCCCCTGCATCCTTCTTACGCTTGAATGCATCCTTAAAGAATAGCAATGAATAGGGCGGTCGTCTCTTTTCTTGGCCGTGCCATTTTAGACTACGAGACACTACCTTCTTGAATTGCTGTAACGTGATACCTTGCTCCAGTAAATCAATAGCAATGTTTACTTGCCTTTCATCCCAGCGCCACTCGCCGCGTGTCTGTAGTATCTCGTCGCATAATTCTGCGTAGCAATTGCATAGCTCCATTCCTTCTTTTCTTTTATCTATATATATATCTTTATTAGTTCTACTAAGAAGCTTTTCTACAACCTCTGGGGGTTGTGTGCTTGTACAACCTCTGGAAGTTGTGTGCTTGGAGGTATCGTCAGAGTTATCCACATGCATAATATTGTCTAAGGTTTCCCTTGCTGTTTCTTTTTGCATCTCTTCATCCTTGTGTAGTGCTTGGCTCATTATATCTTCGACGTTAGCCTTTGGGTCATATATGATACGGTACAACGTCGTCCTATTCTTCTTACGCAGCGACGAGCCACGCCGTAGTATCTCTACGTATCCCCATTCCACGAGTAGCTTTATCTGCTTTGAGATAGCTTGTTGGCTCTTACCTAACCGCCTCGCTAGTCGCTCCTGAGACGGCCAACAGGTGCCGGTATATGCATTGCTGTAAGACGCTAGCGTTAAGAGCGTTATCAGCGCCGCTGGGTGCGTGTGAAGGCGTTTATCGTTGGTACATCGACCAGGTAATATAGTGTAAGGTGAGGGCGCTAAAATGTCGCCGGTTTCATGCCCGGGCTCAGCCTGGAGTATTTCCTGACGTGCCTGGTTTATCTTTTCTACTCTGTCGCTCTCTATATTCAGATTGATAGCAGGGGTCGCACTGGGTTTTTCCTGATAAGAATATGACATAGTAGTATTGCATCTGCCCGCAGTCATCGCACTGCGCGGCTTTTCCTTTCTTGTCTGGCAAGCTCTTTTTGGATGCGGTCTTCCGCTTTTTCGTGTAGCGCATAGAAATCCTCTGTCTTTTGACGCTGCTCATAATACATTACAGTTGAGTGATGCTTGTCTATGTACCGGCCTATGCGTGGATAGCTCTCACTGGTCCATTCACAAGCCAGCACGACAAATAGATGTCTCTGCATTGTATAAACGCGGCGGGGGCTTCTAAGTTGCCTCAGCGTTATGTATTTGACGTCCTGGACAGCATCGAAGCAGTGGTCCAGCGTTATGTTTCCATAATCACGACCCCAGGATAGAGCGCCTCGACTAGTTTCTTTTTTAGCCGGTATATCGGCGTCTTGAAGCCCTTCACGTCCTCGACCATTAACTGCATACCGCTCTCTGTCTGTTGGAAGTAACGGAAGTCTGCTTTGTACGTACATATTAGTTTTCCTCCAATTTCACATCTGTATTTAGGCTGTAACTCGAGATGCGTTATCTCTTCTTTATCAGCCTTTGCCCGGAGCACCTTGTAGCGCTCACTTTCTTTTTTGCTGTCGAATGTAATGCCATCGACTACAGTCTTTTTGGCGCCGTATTTATTCCTATACATCTGCGAGCATTCTTTCGACTGCGTCTGACACGTTGATGTCTTTTAGGGTTTTCTCAGCGAGCGGATAGTCGTTACTGAGCGATCCTGGCTCCCGGCGTCGCATACCCTCGCGCAGTAATAGTTCTGTCAAAGACGCCATAGAGCGCCGGTCCTTGCGGGCTGCGTTCTGCAGCCAGCTATGAAGCTCCGGAGTTATTCTGACATAGAGCGGTACAAGTTCCACTTTTTGCCTCCACAATTAAAAAGTTACAATTAGGTCTTGTAATACTGATATCACGGTGCTATCTATGTTGTATAGGGAACGTTTAGGAAAACTAAGGAGAAACCAAATAAGCCGCCCCTGTCGCACAATATATAGAGGAGAGACTAAAATGACTAAAGAAATAAAAATGAACGCGAAGCGTGTAGCAACACAAGTACCAGTATATGATTTGTTTGCAGATAATTTCAAAATCGGCACAGTTACAAACTTTGAGGGCGAGGGTGCAGTAGCAACTATCGAAACTATCTTTTCTGGTTCTGTAACTATTAAAGGCGAAGACTTTAAAGATACATTGCGCTTAGTTCGCAAAGAATATTTAGATGATATTGAGTATGCTCGTGAAGAGGCAAAGTGGGAGGCATTTGCTGAAGCTGGCTCTTCTGCGATATTTGCTGGAGCATCAATGGAAGTAGCCTATCAAGCCGCTAATGAGGCAACTAATGTATAACGTAGGTCAAAGAATATATTACACAGGTGATATGGCTAACAGAAGTGGTTGGGGCATCATTACAAATGCACGCCCATGCAAATGGTATAGCCTAAATTATATGCTTGAAATGCAAGATGGTCGCATATTTACTATTCATCCGCATATGATTAGCGACACATTCAACGGCAGTAGCACTTTTAGATTTATTACAAAAGAAGCTTACGACGAGTACCGCAACCTTGCGCTCGCACAATATGCATAGGAGACAACTGATGCAAATTAAAGACACACATGGAGACGTTCACAAGGGCGAATACTTCGCCTACGTGCGTGTCTCGACAGATAAACAGGACACCGAGCGTCAGCGTAAAGAGATACTAGACTGGCTCAATGGCGGTGACCACACAGTCAAATGGTACGAGGATAACTCAGTCAGTGGCTCTATACATCCAAGTCAGCGTGACGGATTACAGCATTGTATCAGGGATGCGAAGAGGGCCAAGGGCACTATCATCATAGCTGACCTCGACCGGTTCAGCCGTACAATGTGGCAGACGTTACAGTTTTTCGACCAGGTAATTAGCCGGGGCAAGTGTAATCTCGTCGTTGTTTCTGACCCTATGATATCAGAGGATGGTCTAGCGTTACAGATGCGGGCCATGATAGCGCAGCATGAGCGCGAGAAAATCCGTAACCGTACCAAAAGTAAATTAGACTACATCAAGTCACAACTTGGGCGCGACGGCTACTATGTCACACAAGAAGGCCATAAAATCACCAGATTAGGCTCTGACGATAACTCGCTTGAAAAGGCGAGGGTGGAGGCTAGCAAGATTGTGAATGAACAAGCAGATAAGTTTGCGGATAAGATGCGACCGCTGATAACCCATTATCTCAAAGAGGGCATGAGTTACCGGGCTATCGCTCACGCACTCAATGAACGCAACGAGCCAACCCGGCGCGGCGGCGAATGGTTCACATCGACAGTATCAAATTTAGTAAAGAGGTTAGGTCTATGAATAGTAAGAACGAAACACAATTGCTGTTGCAACTTTTTGAAGCTCATGGCCGTACAGAAGCGCAATACGTGCCTGGTAAAACTATGCCTAATGATGTTCCGATTGTCGGGAATATAGTCGCTTGGGATGATTATGTTCGCATATTGGCTATACAACAGTTAGGTGCATATAAGTTACAAATCCATCCCGATTACGCAAGGTGCCTTAATTTTTTTCGGTCATCACCTGAAAAAATGAACACATTTCGTCTTCTGTATTTACTGAATGATGCAAACACTGATTACACAATTAAGCAACTCGCAGAAACTCTAAATGTGTCTCGGCCTTTTGTTCATACAGTACTCCGAGATGCAGCAGAAGAGGGTTTTGTTGAGAAAAAAGGCAAGAGCTATATCCTTACTGGGCTTGGGATAGAAGCATTCCGGCACTATGCTACGAACTGGTGGACTAACAACGAAGCTAACGGCCTTGCCGGAGCTTTTTATCGCGTTTATCACGCCCGAAAAAGTGTAACCACTGAATACAATTTAGAGTAATCACCGAATACAAAACCTAATAGATGAACATTGACAACATAAAACAAGATAGCAATATTGGTAACAAAAGGAGGCAATCTATGGAGGGCAACTCTGAAAATGGATTATCACGTTGGTCCATACAGCATTTCGATAAGCAATTTAAAAGCAAATCGCAGGCTAACAAAGTGGCTAAACGTGTTATGAATGACCAACAGTATTTACAGTATCGGGGACTGCGACCGTCTTGTCGAATTACGGTCCCTTTACTTTCCGTCCAAAACATACGTGAGGCAGCTATAGCATTTCGTCGCTTGGCTAAGGCGCTGGATGGGATACAGAAGCAATCAGGATTGGATCCAGAGCAGAGGGTACAGCTAGCGCAGTCAGAGACGACGGCGTGTACACATTATTTGAAGTACAAGGCACAACGTACACCAGAAGTTGATAGGCCAGGAACCTTTAACAACGTGAGGTAGCGATACAGTTCGGTGCCTTCAGTAGATGTATGAACAGTAGGAGATTGAATATGCATAATATAATCAACTTATGTCGCATAATATATACTGTGACTGGTCAGAAACAGGTTAGGTTAGTCAGTCAGACTGAACTAACTGACTGGGTTAGGCTAGTCAGGTCAGTATTTATATTACTAAGTTTATTCGCGGCATCTGTAATTTTCATTGCAGTCATATGGGCTTTTTTCTGGGTCAGCTGCTTTGCAATGGATAGCTGTTACAACGCTCAATTTATGGAGCTACTGTAATGGTTACTAAATCATCCACAAAAAAATCAGACGACGCCGCAGAAGTAGGGGCGTCAAAGGCGGGCGTGATTGTGCTTGGCCGTGATAAATTTGGCAATACCAAAGAAGACATTCGGCAAGTAGTATTACGTGCTCAGGCTGGTATAGTGGACCTTGATGTTGGGCCGACGCCGGTACATTTCCGGCGCGGTCATTACCTTGAGCCATCTATTGTTCAGTGGGCGTGGGATGATCTCATTGGCATGGCACCGGACGATGTAGAAATATCCGTGACTATTCCAGAAGATGCTCACCGGATAGAAAAGGAACGCATGGCGGCTACCTTGGACGCGATGCTCTATGTTTCTGGCGGTGAGTTAAACATCTGGAGCCCATTCGGTGAGTATGTCACGGTTCATGGTTGGGGTGCTTTTGAGATTAAAACTGACAATAATGACGACGGCCCACCTCGTGACGACCAGGTGCTACAGCTGCATCAGCAAATGATGTGTGCTGGGTTAGAGTGGGGCCTCATTGCAAAGTTTGGTCCTAAGCAAACTGTATCTCTTTGGCCTTATAAACGAGACGAGGATTTATGCGGGATTATCTTGCAAAAAGTCCGTGAGTTTTGGTGGCACGTTGACAATGATGTGCCATTCTCTGAGCCAGTTGATGAAAAGCCAGACGCTATCAATCTTGATAAAGACGAGGCCGCTGAAGAGCTCCGACAGCTGATTATAGATTATAATAAAGCCAAGGCAGAGATAGCTAGTTGGACAAGCACGAAAGAACAGGTCCAAGAAACAATCGAAAACATAATGGATAGCAGGGGCGCTCAGTATGCCACCTTAGATGGGTATCGCATTGAGTGGCCTATCCGCAAACGTAAGGCAAAGGCTGAGCGGTTCGAGCCGGCAAAGCCTGAGACAGAGTACAGAGTTTTCTCAATAAAGGAGGCAGAATAATGGGAAGATTTAATACAAAAATAATTGAAAAACAATTTGGTTACACACCAAAAATTAAGTCATCAATAGATGATGTAACCCAAAAAATTAGCAACCCTCCGGCAGGCAGTATTGTGATGAACATCACGCCGAAAGTAGCTGATTACATACTTTACAATTTAAACAAAGGTAATCGGACGATGAAACGCAAAGCCGTAGGCCAGTACGTGAAAGACATGCGTAATGATAATTGGTTAAACACTGGAGATGCTATAAAGTTTGGTACTGACGGATTATTAAAAGACGGACAGCACAGACTGCAAGCTTGCATTGAAGCTAACAGACCTTTCTGCACACATGTTGCATTTGGTATTAATCCTGACAGTTTTCACGTCATGGATACCGGTACAAAACGAAGTGCTCAAGATGTTCTTTACATATTGGGTGTGCCAAACAGCAAACTAGCGGCCCTCACGATAAAAACTATGCACATGTTTAAAACAGGTCATCGCGGTGGTGGCATGTCCAATATGAGCAATGAAGATGTCAAACAACACTATTTGAATATCAATAAAGACTTGTTTGAGAGAGCGTTGCGAGCGAGTGCCCCAGTATATGCCGCTATTAACTTTCCACGCAGCTACACTAGTGCATTATATTACATCGTATCTGACGAGTTACAAGACGAGTTTACTGTAGCTAAATTTTTAGACGAACTAGCCAAAGGCATTGGTAAAAGTCAACGAGCAGCTATCCCATACATGCTGAAAACATATAATCAGCGTCGCTCTGACCCACTTTTTAACTTTACACAAAATGATTACAACAATTTTCTCATCAGAACTTGGATGTCATACAAAGCCAATCGCAATATGACAAAGTCTGAGCTTTATTTTGGGAAGAGAGACAGCTACCCAAACATCGTAGGAGACAAATAATGGATCTTGTTAAACCAAAAAATTTATCTGAGGCTATGGAGTTATCGCAGATGCTGGCTACAGCTACTGTCATTCCTAAGGAATATCAGAACAACCCAGCGAATGTGTTTGTTGCGTTGCAAGCAGGCATGGGGCTAGGTCTTGGCGTCTGGCAATCTATGCAGTCGATATCAATTATAAATGGGAAGCCTACAATTTGGGGCGACACGGTACTGGGCTTGGTCCGCAAAGACAAACGCTGTCTAGCTGTAGAAGAAACAGTAAAAAAGATTGATGATGAAAAGGACATCGTTGCTACATGCAAAGTTAAACGTCAGCAAGAGGACGGCATAGAAATAATCGAGCGTTCCTTTAAGTGGTCGGATGCAGTTAGAGCCGGCCTTACTGGGCGAGGACCCTGGAAGCAATATCCTGAGCGCATGTTAAAGATGCGGGCCAGGGGGTTTGCGCTGCGGGATGCATTCCCGGACGTTCTAAACGGTCTCATAACTAGCGAAGAGGCTGACGATTTCAACAATACCGGACCTAGCTTGAAGCAGTCTATCGAAATTAAAAACGCTAATGCTACTGGCCGGGATACTAAAAGTATCGTTGATAAATTGAAGAGCGATAAGATTGAGTATATCGGTATAAACGGCGTCGTCAGTGATTACGATACGCTGAGTGACTTCGGCAATATGTGCCTTATTCAAGTCAATCAAATTGTTGAGGCCGAGAACATAGACGACGTCGAGAAACTACGTTGCTTGCAAGAGTTTGAAACCAAAAATCTAGGTAACATAATGGCTCTCAATAAAGTAAATCCAACACTACACGACGAGATAGTCAGCGCCAAAGAAAGGTATGAGGCATGAGACAATCGCTAACACCTAAGCAAAAAAATTTCTTGGATTATTTAAAAAAATATTACCGTGAGAACGAATACATGCCAAGCATGCGTGAGGCCCTCGTGGATCTAAACTTATCGAGTAGTCACAACATATGGCGGTACTATGATATTCTCGAACGGAAAGGTTACATCCTCCGTAAGTCTGGCGCTCACCGGGGTGTGACCATTATTTAAATAAGTTATGGCGCGGTTCCATGTGGACCGCGCTAATTCATCATCGTTAAAAACATTTATATTCTTTTTTATGTGTTTTCCTATTTTCATTTCTGAGATGTGCATAAAGAAAACTTGCTTGTGAGGCAATCCAACAAGCGCCAAGATATCACAGTCCATAATTGTTAACGGTTCTTTTTTACCGCCCTTTGCTATAAAAAAATCATAGCGGTTTTTGTCTGTTGTCTCCCGGCTTTTTACTTGAACACGCACATAATTATTATTCACTATCGCCAGTATATCTGTAGCGCCCATGTGCACTATCGATGTTTCTATACCGAAACTCTCGAGATAATACGCGGCTAGAAGCTCACCGCTTCGACCAACTTGTACCTGATTACCCACTTATAAGCTTTGCTACACGCTTTGCGCGAGCCGGGGTCTGTCTTGCCCACCTAGAATCAAGGGCATTCTCAGCAGCTAATGCATAGTTCTTTTCTTCGAGTTCTTTTAACATGTTTTTAAATTTGAGTAGGGTAGGCATTCCAAGCTGGAATGACATTAGTAATAAAGCTTTTCTCGGATTATATGGTAACTCACGCCACCAATGTAAGTTGCTGTCGAGCTCGTCAACCATGTTGAGGATGTCAGTGTCGAGTAGATAGTCAGCCTCTTCATCTGTAAGACCGGCGCCTGGCTTAGTAATATCTAATAGCCTGCCGTAGCCTATCGTGTGCAGACCGAGATGATCCTTGTATAGAACATGCCGGCCATTCTTTTTTATTTCGCCCTCTTCAACCTTTAAAACAGCTGCAACGTCATCGATGAACTCATCAAACTCTAGTAACTCTGTAGTCATTTTTTCTTTTTCTTTTTAAATCCACGTTTCATATTTGCGTAGGCTTCCGGCGTTATAGTGCTTTCGCTTTTGGGCCGTGATATACCCTTGCGGCGCCGGGCATTTATGTTGGCGTAAAGTCCTGGTTTGCTCATTGCTTCTTTCCTTTATTATTATTTAAAAAACCTTCGACTGCTCCACCTCCAAAATAAAAACCCAGTATAATTAACATCGCATAGTTCAGACTGAATTGTTCCATGACCATGGTCACATCACTCGGATTGCCTTTACCTATAATTGTCATTGTGAGGGTTAGTATGTAGCTAGATAAAAAAACGAAGGCGAACATAATAGCCAGCACTCGTTGTGCAATCTTGAAGGGAGCATAAGCAGATAGGAGTTGAGTTTTGGCATTGGCCTTTGCAACTATTTCCTCTTCTGTACTGGTGTGCATAT